AATTTTAAGATTATCGTCTATTAGTTTTTGGAAATCTTGGCCCTTAAGTTTTTCAAGTTTCTCAATCAGTAATTTTATTTCTTCTATACTCAACATTTCTAAAATTCAAATAGTTTGTTAAATGTGTTTGTGGTTTCTGTTGATTGAACGTCCCAACCCAGCACTCCTATAAGGTTGTCGATCTTCTGGTCCAGTATCGTTGCTTCCATGGCATCACCGTCAAACGGCAGTTCCTTGAACCACTCTGGTATACGCATCTCATCCACGGGATATGCGATACTTGTGTAGCCCAATGGATTTTGTTTTAGTTTACACACTATAACTTTAGCACCGTCCGTGATTGGCATACTGTACTTGTCGCCGTACATTTCTCTACACCTGTTCCAGTTCATGCTGGCCCTTACGTGTCCTGGCATGTTTGCTCTTCCGGCCTTTTCTTCTGCCGCTGTGTACTTGGTCATGTTGTTGGCTCTCTTGGGTGAACCCTTCTCCCAACCTGGTCTGGATTTGAACTCTGTCCTGAATTCGCTGATTTTTTCTAGTACCTCTTTCTCGTCCTTGCCTTGTAGGACCATGTATAGAAGATCACTCAGGAAGTCCTGTACGAATACAGGGGTGTCTGATCTTTTAAGATCTAGTCCCATCGCTTTCATCTTGCCATCCTTACCGTCAACATCAGCACGTTTGCCTTCCTTGTCGTAGTACAACACAGCATATCTCTTCTTTGTGATGAATAAACCTTTTGATGCCACGAGTTCCCTACCCGCCGCTATGACTTCACCACGTGTGCTTGGACAATGGAAGCCCTTGGTCATGAATGATTTGAAAGATCCGTTGACCTCGTCTGCTATCCTGTCGTACAGTGCCACGACGGAGTCTTTGGTCCATGGTATAACACCTTCATTGATCTCTTTCTGTAATGTCTTGTATGCCGAGAAGTAAACGGAGTCTGTGTCTCCATACACAACACTCTCGCCCTTGTGGTCATACTTGCCCGCCACGATCTCGTTGACTTTGCTGGCCATGTGTTTGGTGATACACCTGCCCGTGAGTGTCACACTCTGTCCGATCCTGATGTCAAAGAATCTACAGCCTGGATTTAGGATCGCACCATACAGACTGTTCAGATTAATTTTCTTCACAAGTTGCCTTTTGTCCCAATACTCTCTTTCGATCTCGTTGTCTCCGCACTCACGCATCTTCTTTTGCATTTCCTGTCTCTCCGCGTACCAACGTTTCAATAATCCTGGTATGATCGCTTCATACTCGTATGTGAATATCGTGCCATTGGCACTCAACATCCATTTGTTGTTGCCATCAAATATTATCTCATACAGTTGTGCGGCACTCATACGCACACTGGTCTTGTCTTCCCAGTCCACGATTATCTCCGTGCCTTTCTCTTGATTCATCACTGCCTGGTACTCCCAACTACCAAATTGGCTGTCCCATGCCGCCGCGAATGATTTCTTGGCGTGTTTGGCCCTGTTGATTTCTGCTGAAGTTATCACTGGCCTAATTTGTCCCACTATGGTTTCTGGACCCATGTTCAATGCCCTAATCACACTTGGATACAGACTGTTTATGTCAACAGACCCTATCCAGTCGTGTATGCCTTTTTGTGGTGTCGCCACGTGGGCTCCTGCCGCCGGTTGATTCTCTTCACCGTCTTTCTTGTACTTCCTGGCCGGTACCTGCATTCCACGTCTGTGTGTCTCGTTTACGATTGCTTGTTCTGTGACCGCTACTGCACCCATTGTGGTCTGTAGTAGTACAGTGTTCTGGTGTGCTATCTCATTGGCCAGTTCTATGAACTTCAATTTCTTCTCCAGTTTGGCCAACAATGCAGTGTCCTGCCTGTTGTATTCTATGAACAGTCCAAAGTCATTCTTGTACAGGTTATCGAGAGATCCTTCGTAGACTGTTTTCCTCTCGTTCAACTCATGTTCACCTATAGCGTCTAATCTGAAACTGTGTCTTTCCTCATATGTGTATTTCCTGTATAGTTCCAACAGGTCCAAGTGTACACGACCTACAAGATCAAAACTCAACTGCTCCCTGCCGTATTTCTCGAACACCCTCTTCTTGGGTTTCTCACCCCAAAAACAAAGACGCCTTGTGTCATCTGAACTCAACACTTTCTGTATTCTACCCACGGTGTATGGAATGTCATATCCCTCACTGTTCCAACCCGACAGTATGTCTGCGTCCTGCACCAGTTCTAGGAATGCGTCCAACATGTCTTTCTCTTTCTCGAACAACATTGTGTTGTCAAATCTCTTTGTGAGCTCTTTGGCATCGTCCATGCTGATAGTTTTGGGAGGTACCGCGAAGGTGACCAGTTGGTCCGTCCAGCTCATGTAACAACTTATGGCAGTTATGGGCATGAACGGATCATCTGTTGTTGAATAACCTCGATCGGGATCGAAGTCTACTTCAATATCAAAAAACATCACGTTTAGTTTTGGCGTCTCCTTGCCCAAGTAGTTTTCTTCCAAACACCTGAACACGGGATTGATGTCATTCTCGTACAGTTGCTTGTTGGATCTGATCCTCTGTTCCTTTATGAATTCCTTGTGTGTGGCACACTGCACCCGCTGTAATGGTGCACCAGTCATTGACCTGTGTTTGCCCCTTGCGTCCTCGTAGTAGAACACGTACCTGGCATCATACTCCGTGAATATCCTGCCTTTCTTGGGATCACGTTCTACGACGTAGATCTTGTCCTCATCTTTTTTGAATAATGCATCTATGTAACTCATCTTACCACCAATAACTTGCCACGCCGTAACCGTAGACATTTATGATTGCGAAGTAGCCAGTGATCATCATTACGAATGCCGCTTCTCTCCTGTATGAAGCATAACATTGTGTGAGTGCTCCTACCAAGAATCCCGGATACACGATAGTCATGTCCGGATCTGAGGCTGTGATCGCTAGTGTAAGGCTGGCTCCAACTGTGAATATGAAACTGACGAGTTCAAAATAAAACGCTGTTCGGTCACTTTCAAAACTACGAAGCCAGAATGATCTGACTTTGTCCAACATTAAAGTTTGCCGGCCGTGTTCAGTATGCTTTCCAGCGTGTCCATCTCATCTGCGATGTTCTGGTAGTTGCCTTTGTGTGCAACGGATATCGCCTTGTTGATCAGTGCTGGTTTTAATTCTAGTTCTTCTGATATTGCTTTTACTGTGTCTTTCAATCCACCCTTCAAGTCCTCAACTTCACCTAGTACCTGTGAACCCTGGGAAATGATCTGGATCAATTTCTGCTTTTCAGCGTCATTGAAGTTTCTTACTGCCATTTGTTTCTCCTGTTGTTATCCAACAAGTATATAACAGATTTCGTATGAATGCAAACTATTTCTTCTTGGTGGCCACGTTCTTGGCTTTACCACGTCTGTTCTTGTTGGGATCCTGCCTACGTTTCCTTGCGGCCGCGGACTTCCTGCCTTTCTTGCCCAGTGCGTGTGCTTTCGATCTTGGTAAGCATTTAGGCTTACCTTCTTTGCTGGAACCTCTTGCACAGTCACCCCTGATCTTGCCATCAGGACCAAAACGCACCCATTTGTCTTTGAACCATTTCTTGAGGTCCTCGTTCAGTGATTCTGCGAATACCAATCCACCGCAGTTAACACAGAAGTCAACATCTTCTTTCTTGACGCAGTTGGGCACACGTTTGCCGAACATGGTTTTCATGCCCTTCTTCTCGTAGCCTTTCCAACACTTCTCCGTGATTATCTCACTGGCTCTCATTATTTCTTGCTGTTGCCCCAGTTGGCCGCACCCTTTTTACGGCACTGCACCAATGCACCACTGGCGTAGGCCGAAGGCCATACCTTGTATCTTGATTTCACTTTGTGATAGCAGGCGTCTTTCTTCTCTGCTAATTGCTCGAACTCTTCCTCTGTGATACCAACCACTTCACGGATCTGCATGTTACCACTTCCTACACGACCAATATCTCGCTTTGGTCTTTGGTCCTGGGTTGGCACAGTTGTGTCTCGCCCTGAATGATTTTCTCGCTTTTGGATTTGATTTCCTGATCCTCATTGTGGGTCTCTTTGCACTTGTACCACCGTGTCCAAAGTTCACCTTCTTGACGTTGCCTGTCTTAGGATCTTTCACGTACACTTTGAATTTCTTGACGTCACCTCTCATGGGTTTGTTAAGTGGAACTTTCCTACCTTGGTACTCTGCGTCAAATAATTCTGTTTCGTCTTCTGGGAAACCCAATGGACCTAGAACCTCTTCAAAGTCTTCGTCCTCTTCAATGTCAAACTCATCACCTTCTGGCATTGGTGTGTATTCGTGTTCGTCTAATGCCACTAAAGCCTCTTCTGCGTTCTTCAGTGATTGTATCGCTGACTTCTTGGCATCATCATCCACTGAAAGTCTCTCGATCCTGTCTTTAATTGCTGAGATGTCCAATAGTATTTTCGTGAATTCCATCTTGTCGTCATCTGCTAATTCGTTCATTTCGTTTGTGGGCACGTTAATGCCATCAATCCTGTTCATGATATTTCTGATCTCTATCATTGATTCCGCTATCGGTGAGTTGCCCATCTGCATCTGTGTCCTGTCGTTTGTAAATTGTGTTGTCTTTGCCAAACCCCTGCTACCTGCACTGGCTGGTGACTGTATCTGCTTGCCAGCAGACACGTGTCCCGTGTCAGTCATTGCCACTTTGGCATCTATGTATGATCCGTAGTTGTAGGGTATTGAGCTCATTTGTAGTATTTATTTCCACAGCACCATCTTGAAACGTTCTTTTTCGATGCCAAAGAATTCAGTTTTCCACTCGCTCTGTTCAAAAAAGCCCAGTTTATGCCACTCATTTTTACGTTCCAACATTGTTCGTGCCCGTTCATCCCAGTCCTGGTTCACGAGAAACTCATCCATCTTCTCTTTCTTGTCCGCCACCTCGTTGTGGTCGAAACCATCGTACTCCCAGTGTAGCAGTTCAAACACGTTGCCCTCACGATCACAGTAGTCTATGCTGAAGTCCAGTCCCCACTTGGGCCTCATAGCAGTCAATTTGTAGAAGTGTGGCCTGTAGTAGGACCAGGCTTCCAGTTGTGCCAGTGCGTCACCTGAGTAACCTTTACGCTCGAACATGTAGGCATGGTTGATGTGTGGACCCGATTCCGTGTCGTCAGCAGTGAACCAATCTTGACGGAGCGTTATGTGAGAACTGTTCCTGTGTTTTGTGGTAATTGCACCATTGGCCACAGCATATAGTTGTTCTAGTTTTGTGAGGTCATATCCGTTCTGGTCGAACATGCTGACAACCTCCTTAGGTGGACATGCGAATATGCTTTTTATACGTTCCGTCCAATAAGGATTCGTGTTGAATCGGTTGTCGGTCAAGTGTAGTTGCATACACTTATTTAATTTTTTGGATTATTTTTTGTCTGCTGGGTCTAGGTCGTTTGTGAACTTGTCTTCTGCTGGCATGTCAAGTTCTACTTCTTCACCTTCGTCGAAGTCTTTGTCTAGCATTGGAACTTCGCCGTCATCGTCTTTCTCGTCTGACTTGTCCTCTGCTTCTTCTTCACCGTGTTTCTCTGGTGCGTGTGGCTCTTCCTTGTTCCTGTCGTAGTCCACCATGTCCTTGGTTTTCTCGTCAACCTGCTCTTCTTCTGCTGGTGCTTCTGCTTCTTCGGCGTCTGCTATGATCTCAGTAGTCTCTGGAGTCTTGATGAGAATGCTTGATGATTCCTCGTTGTAAACTGCCTCATTGTCTGATATCGTGTTGTAAAGTTCAACCAGGGCAGTGTCTTCCGCGCCTTTGATGTACTCCGCGATATCCTTCGTGATAACTTCTCTGAATGATTTTGAGTCATATGTCTGTTCTTCTTTTTGTTCCGTCTTCAGTTCTGCCAACTGTGCTTCTAATTCTGCTATCTTGTCTAGCCTGTTTGATTCTTCAGTCACCGCTTTCTTGATCGATGTTGAAAGTGAGTCGTCTGCGTCTGATTCTTTGATCGCTTTTGCGATGCTTGATTCTAATTTTGGTTCTTTGGTGATTGATTCAACCAGTGCTTTCGCTTTCTTTGAGTGTTTCACAGGTTCAACGTATTCCTTGATGCCCGCTAACTTGGCTATGTCAGCCAATGAAACGTCTCTGTCGTCTAGAACCTTGGGAGCCTTGCCCGCCGCTTCCATTAACTGTGCTCTCTCCTCTTCAGGAGTCACATTGTTCATGGCGTTTAAACGTCTTACAAGGTTTGCGAAACTGTCGTCTGTGCTCATATGAGTTATTTATATTTGTTACAGTTTTATTTAAGGCGTTGTTTTAGGTTGACCGCTAGTTTTGATTCGTATGCCAGGCCTTCTGTCTTCATGAACTTGGCGTA